TTCTTTCTGCCGATGTGATGAGCCTGTAAAATTATACCTTGACCACCCATTAAAGAGAATTCACTTTTGAAACCAGCCTTTGCAATTATGACACGACTCCAAAGTTTATCAAGACGTTCAATCGTTTTCTTGTGGTCTGACTTATGATTCTTCGTGCCACCTTTTTTACGGGTTAATTTATGCTTCACACTTGCCTTTGATTTAACATAGAATGAACCTTGACAATGAATGCACGTTCTTTCGACTTCTTCTTTTAAGACAATTTCATCAAGTATATTTTGACCCTTACAATCTTTATGAGGGCAGTTTACTTTTTGATTGAATGTCTCAAATGTTAGTTTCAACTATTCACTCTCAACGGTTATTGATACGTGAAAGTCTGAACCTCTTCCCCTGAAATCAATCCCCACAGTCGAATCATCGTCAGCTACCAAGCTGTAATCTTTATCAGAAACCCTTAATCCTTCATGTATTATTTCGGCTAGTTGTTGTTCTGTGAAAATCTTTTTATATGTTTGCATAATTCCGCACCCCCTTAGTCCTGACTTTTTGATTGCGCCTTAATTGCGATAGCTACGTATATTAGTATTGCAACAGGTAACGCAAAGAACCATATCATTGTTACGTTCTTTAAAAAGAAACCGATTACACCAATCCAGAATCCACCTAATCCAAGTATGATTAAAGTCCAACGTATTAACATTGCTTTTTCTTTGAGAGTCATAATTAATCCCCCGTGTCTTCAAGTTTAGAAACAAGTTCACAAACATCGTCATTGTTTCCCTCTTCGCCATCTTCAGACCAGAACATATGCTTCTTTAGTACTTCAAGTATTTCAGAATATAAATCAATAGGAATTGTCACTGCTGTTTTTGTAACGTGAACTTCTCTTATATCTTCTTCGCTCCATATCTCACCACCTGGGAACCTTACTCCATAAAGACGGCCATCAAAATAACCATCTAACCATTCTGCATTTTCCAATTCGCCGGTATCAGGATGTATTGTCATTTTGTAAAAGTTACTCATAATTAATCCCTATTTTACTATCGTTTTCAATGTGTCCGATGGTGCAGAAATGTTTCTACTGTGATCGTATGCCTTCAGAAATACCGTGTAAGTTCCATTCCAAAATTCAATTGTAATGGTGGTATCTTTTACGCCAATATCCTGAATCGGAAAACCGTCTTTCTGATAATAGAATATATACCCTGCAAGGTCGGGTTCATCGTTAGAATCCCAATCATACGTAACTGAATCACGGGTTGCAACCTTCCATTTTAGAATGTCATATTCAACAGGAGTTAACGTTATATATCCAGAATCAGCAACAGATATTTCAAGGTCTATCATGTCCTCGTTTATAGCGTCTATTTCTTGCCAGACGTTGTTGAATTCCCTTTCATTTGTCAAGCCGATTGATCTCATAGAATCTACAATTCCAATAGTTACCAGAATTAAACTCTCTTGATTTTCGCATATTGAGTCAGTCGTTGTTGCGTTCTTCTCTAACGCTTCTATTCTATCATATAAAGCAGGATCACATTTTAAAGTTAGGGCTGCAAGAATTAGTATTCCAGTACCAAACAACAGCCACCGCAACCCACATATTTTATATTTTGGAATTGACATAGTTCACCTATAATTTAATAGATTCCTGTTTAATCATACCGCTAACGTCTGATAACATTTTTAACGCTTTCTGAAGTATCTCGTTTGCTTTTGCGTTCTTTAAAACAGGCGTGTCGAGTAGCATTATGTCAACTGCAAAGGCTTCAAGTTTGTCTTTATCCGGTGCAAGTTCCTTTGCTTTTTCAGCTTTCTTGACGTTGGCTAATCTTAATTGCTCTGCATCGTATTTAGCTTTTTCAGCAGTATAGAATTTTTCCCACTGTTCATTTGACATATCTGCGCATTCGTCAAAATCATGCCGTACTCCGATTTCATATAAAAACTTTACTCTGCTTTTGCCGGTTGCAATCTTTTCACGTTCAAGGCGTTCTAACTCTTCCTTGTCATCACGATCTTTTTTCTCTTGTGCGGCGGTTTCGGTTTTCTCTTTTTCGGCTGTATCAAATTCAGCTTTCTTTCCCTTGTAAAATTCAGACCACTTTTTATCAGTCATATCTGCGCATTCGTCAAATGAAAGGTTGACATTGATTGCGAAAAGTGTAGATTGTCTCTCTTCACCCTTTACTTTTTTCTTGTCTGCTGCTTCTTTTTCTTTGAGAAGTAACTTGTTTTGCTCTTTAATTCTTTCCTGTTCAATTAAATCATCCTGCTCTTGCTTAATTCTGGCGGCTTCTTCTTCACGTTCCTTTGCCTGTGTGATCTCAAACGAATGCTTCGTGTTTGCAAACAGGTAATCATATTGTTCTTCAGGCATTTCTGCGAGGTTGTAGAAACTTGCATCTTCAAGACCGACCGCCAACAATTCCGCTTCTCTTTTCTCTTTTAACTCAGCTTTTATTTTCTCTTCCTGGATCTTAGAGAAATCTTCTTGTGCTTGTAAATGCTCTTCAAGTGGAACAACCATAAACTTCACAATGTTTGCGAATCCATCAATCGCTTTACCTTCACGGAGAACGCTTTCTTTCAATGACTTTCTTTGCTTCTCAACATCACAACGAATATTTTTTAATTCAAGGCGCAATTCTCTTGCTCTGGAAATCTCTTCAATCTGGTCAGGGCTTGTAATGACAATCGCCATTGCTTCATCCTTATACTTCTTTGCAATGTTTAATTGTGAAAGGAATGGATCTGTGGTTTCTTCTTCGTGTGGTATAATTTCGGTTGCGGTTATTTCCTGCAATTCTTCACCTTCGTTAAGGTCTAAATCAATGGTTCCGTTTTTCATCTTATGTTCTCCTGTTATTTATCATCTTTTACGTTACTTTAAATATAATAACTTTTAATAAGAAAGTCAAGTACTTTGTTTAAAATCTTCTCTGCATTCTCTCTTGTGCAACCTGAATTAACTTTTCTTTTGTCACTTGAATTTTATCTGCCATCAATTGAAAGGCTTCAGAAAATACGTTGTTCGCTTCCATGTGTTCTAATTCGTTAAAGCTAAAACTGCGATAATGGAAATGCATTGCGCCATCTACAAAAACGCTTTTCTCCATGTCAACATATTTCAAACGTATCTTGATTTGGAATTTAACTTTCGGAACTGTATTCCATTCTTCATCATTTGTGTTGTCGGCTATTACTTTCATGCAGGCGTGAAGTAATCCAAGTTGAGTTAATGAGCGTTCTTTCTTCGTACCGTATGCTTTGATTCTTATTACCTGATTCTCCAAGAAGTTATTTAACATGTCTAAGTCTTCTTGTGTATGGGGGATAATAGTATTGCCTTTCTTTTGTACGTGGAATTCTTTCATGGCTAATCCCTCTTAAAAGTTACCCGTACCATTACGGATTTATTCTCTGTGTAATTAGTTGCGCAATAACACTTTACGTTATCCGTTTCAAAATCTTCAAACTTTTGATTGTCAACGCATTCTTTGGATTTGATTTTAACGTTGTATCCTTCTTCGGTTTTATCTTTGTAATCTTTCATAAACCAGTATCTATTTTCAAGTTTCAATCCGGTGAAAAACTTATCGAATAGTTCTTGATCTTTTGTGAGTTTCATTTTAACACCTAACCCTTTATTACTGCTAATGGTTTCAATTTAACCTTAATTTTAACCAAGTCAGATTGATTATCCATAACTGTATCTATATCTTTGTATGCTCCCGGTGCTTCGTCAAGGTTTCCTTCATGTCGTATTCCGTGGATGACACCCATGTCGTCCATCAATTTAATCTGAGCGTTTAAATCAAGGTTGTTCTTTGCTGCAGTTCTGCTCATTTTGCGACCTGCCCCGTGTGAGCATGAGTTAAACGATTCAGGATTGCCAAGCCCCTCAACGATATACGAAGATGTTCCCTGTGATCCGGGTATAATACCAACCTCTCCAAGTCTCGCAGACGTTGCGCCCTTACGGTGTAAGATAACGTTTTTGCCGAAATGGTTTTCCCATCTAGCGTAATTGTGGTGCATGTTTATTTCTGGTTCAAACTCACATTCAACCACATCATTAAACGCTTTCTTTATTTCTCTAAGCATAATTCGCCTGTTAATATACGCAAAATCAAGGGCGTAATTCATTGCTTCCATATATTCTTTTGCTTCGTAAGTATCGATAGGTAAAAAGGCAAGACCATCTTCACCCTTAAAACTAGGTACGTTTGAATACCATCTAGTACAAAGTTTCTGAGCAAGTTTATTATATTCCTTCGCTATCTTGTATCCGAAGTTCCTACTGCCAGAATGAACCATCACCCATATAAAACCATCGTCACCTTTTTGTATTTCAATGAAATGATTTCCACCACCAAGCGTTCCAAGTTGTTTCCGTGCAGATTTCAACTCTTGCTGAATAATCGGTATGTCAGGAGCAAATAAAAATCCACTCCACTCTTGATCTTTCTTATTGTGGTTACGCCCGACCGGAACACGGCCCCTGATACCGCCCTTAAAATCAGCAGATCCACCCATAATTTGTTTCAACTGTAATTCAGTCAAATCGGTTAGGGACGTTTTAACAGCACACATGCCACACCCTATATCAACGCCTACCGCATTGGGTATAACCACGCCTACGGTAGCGAGTACGCCGCCAATTGGCATTCCGTAACCTTGATGCGAGTCCGGCATGATTGCCACATGTTTAAAAGTGAATGGTAAGTTCGCTAAATTCTTAGCCTGTTGCAATGCCCCATCTTCTATTTCGTGTAGCCACATCTTGATAGGTACTTTTTCTGTAGATATTACTTGCATTTTGATTCTCCTTTCTTAATTTCTTCAAGTTCATCAAAGCACTCAGGACAAACTAAATCCAAACTACCATCCGGTGAAGGTGCGCAACCATCGTCTGAATCTCTCCACTGTCCACATTTATCGCATTCATACATTGACATAATTTGCCTCTTTTGTTTTATTTTGTAGTTATTTCTTTGTAGTGTTTTTAATACGGTTCCTAAACTTTCATAATTACTCATTGTGTATCCTTGCTGAATGTCATTGTTGATGGCTTGTAATTTAAAACCTCACTGCCAGTTGCGCCATTTCTATTTTTTGCTACGTGGCATTTCACTCTATAGGGGCTGGTTTTTTCTGATCTTGACAAAAGTATAACCTTGTCCGCTGCCTGTTCAATTCCGCCTGAGTCTCGTAAGTGGTGCAGTCCTGGTTCATCAGTTCCCATACGGTTTAATTGTGCAAGTATTAACATTGCCACGTTATTTTTCTTTCCGAATAATACTAACTGTTTTGTGATCTTGTCAACTTCTAAGTTTTTATTCTCAGCTTTCCCACCGTCTACTAATTGCAAGTAATCTATAGCTAAAACATGGATGTGCTTCCTGATTACCCATTGGTGCGCTATTGCCAAAATCTCTGCAATCTTTTCTGTATGTTCTTCAATCTCAATCGGTGCGCCTGCTAATACGGTTGAAGCAGGAATAACTTTAGCCAATTGACTTTTATCTAAACTGCCACCTATTATGCTTGCAAAATCAACATCTGATACTTGCGCCAACATACGACCGGCAATTTTCTTTCCTTGACTTTCAAGCATTATCAAGCCTGAAGGAACGCCACATTCAAATAGTATCTGCGTTGCCATTGAGGTCTTACCGACCGATGGGCGGGCAGCAAGTATGCAAGTCTCACCCCGTTCTATATTACCTATCAGTGGGGCGTGTACGTGGACAATTTCACCATTTTTACGCCTATCAACATCATCATTAAACTCATGCAGGAAGTCTGCAATACTTTTCCCCTTTGACTCAACCGATGATACTTGAATCAATTCACTTGTCGCACTATTGACAATATCATTTACTTCTTCTTTCCCTTCGTGTGCTTGCTTTTGTACATTGTGGCCTAATTTAATAAGTTGCCTCAATCTCCACTTAGTTTTAATAATGGTTTCGTATTCTGAAATATTGGCACTTGATGGCACAACCTCGCATAGCTCAGTTAAATAATAAGCCCCACCAATGTCGTCAAGTCGCTTCTTCGTTTTTAATTCATCAGATAGGGTTGTTAAATCAACCGCTATATTTGCATTCACCATTTCCCGAATAGTCTCAAATATTCTACGGTGTGCAGATTTGTAGAATTCAGTTCCGGTTAGGCTTATGATGTTTATTGCTTCATTGTCAAGCATTAAAGAACCAAGTAAAGACATTTCAGCATCTAAGCTTTGTGGGGGAACTCGGTCAAATATGTTTTGGCTTTGGTTCATACTTCTTTCCGCCCCGTGCCTAAGCATTGTGGGCAGATATTCTCAACAAGTCCACCTTTCCTAATAAAGGATTCAAGTGTTGTTATGAAATTTTGTTTATATTTAACAGGTATTTTATTTACACTCCAAGCTGATTCTGCTTTTATTATAATCATACTAATTTCTGCGTCCGTTAACACTTTCATTTCTCACCTCCAAAATTAGCTAAATTATCTTGTACTTGTTTGGGTAATACTGAAATCATTCTTGTTTATTCAGTAACATATTGTAAGCATCCCTAACCTCTGGTTGCATTTTAGATGGGTCTATTTCTTCAGGCATAAAGCTACGCCAAAAATCGTTAGATATAAATCT